CAACAGCCTGCCGACTGACTACCAAGCCTTTATCCACACCAGCCGCTATGCTCGTTGGCTTGAAGATAAGAACCGCCGCGAGAGTTGGGGTGAGACTGTGGGCCGCTACATGGAAAAGGTTGTAGTGCCTGTCCTTCGTGACGAAGTTGAGCTAGACTTTATTGAAGAGGCCATTCTTAGCCTCGACATTATGCCATCTATGCGGGCTATGATGACTGCTGGCCCTGCCTTGGATCGTGATAACACGGCAGGCTACAACTGTAGCTACCTACCCGTAGATGACCCTAAGTCCTTTGATGAGGCTATGTTCATTCTCTTGTGTGGTACTGGCGTTGGCTTTTCTGTTGAACGTCAGTTCGTGTCAAAGCTGCCGGAAGTGCCACAGCTTTTCAACAGTGATACCATTGTTGTCGTTAAGGATAGCAAGGAAGGTTGGGCAAAGGCTCTGCGTCAGGTGATTGCACTTCTCTATAGTGGTGAAATTCCCAAGTGGGATGTGTCTGCTGTACGTCCTGCTGGAGCTAGACTTAAGACCTTTGGCGGTCGTGCCTCTGGCCCTGCCCCTTTGGTTGACCTGTTCAACTTTGTCATTGCTAAGTTCAAGGAAGCACAGTACCGCAAGCTGTCCTCCATCGAATGCCATGACATTATGTGCAAGATCGGTGAGGTCGTAGTTGTTGGTGGTGTTCGTCGCAGTGCCATGATCTCCCTGTCCAACCTTAGCGATGACCGTATGCGTCATGCCAAGTCTGGTAACTGGTGGGAGAATGAACCTCAACGAGCCTTGGCTAACAACTCTGTGTCGTACACTGAGAAGCCTGATGCTGTGTCCTTCATGCGCGAGTGGATGGCTCTTGTTGAGAGTGGCTCTGGTGAACGTGGCATCTTCAATCGTCAGGCAAGCAAGAAGCAGGCAGCTAAGAGTGGTCGTCGTGATGCTGACTATGAGTTTGGTACCAACCCTTGCTCAGAGATCATCCTGCGCCCGTATCAATTCTGTAACTTGACGGAGTGTGTTGTTCGATCTACAGATACTATCGAATCCTTGTCACGCAAGGTCCGTCTAGCCACCATCCTTGGCACCATCCAAAGCACCTACACTAAGTTCCCCTACCTCCGTAGGATTTGGCAGAAGAACACAGAAGAGGAACGACTGCTAGGTGTCAGTCTTACTGGCATCATGGACAACCCGTTGATGACAGCGAAGAACAAAGGGTTGGATAAAACCCTTGAGCATCTCAGAGAAGTTGCAGTGGCTACAAACAAAGAGTGGGCCGCTAAGTTGGGTATTAACCCTTCTGCTGCTATCACTTGTGTTAAACCTAGTGGAACCGTGTCTCAACTTGTTGATTCGGCCTCTGGCATCCATGCAAGGCACAGCCACTACTATATTAGGACCGTCAGGGGCGATAACAAAGACCCTCTGACACAGTTTATGCAGGACCAAGGTATCCCCTCAGAGCCTTGCGTAATGAAGCCTCAGACTACTACTGTGTTCTCATTCCCTGTTAAGGCACCTAAGAATGCAGTTGTAACTTCTGATCTGTCTGCTATTGACCAACTGAATATGTGGCTTATGTACCAGAGGCATTGGTGTGAACACAAACCTTCTGTAACTATCAATGTACGTAGTAACGAGTGGTTTGAGGTAGGTGCCTTTGTCTATGAACACTTCGATGAGATGTCTGGTGTATCGTTCCTTCCCTACAACGAGCATACCTACCAACAAGCGCCATATCAGGAAGTAGGCAAGCATGACTACGAAATGCTACTCTCCGTTATGCCAAAGACTATTGACTGGTCTAAACTCTCGAATTACGAGAAGCAGGACAACACCAAGGGCAGTCAGACGTTTGCTTGCACTGGCGAAGTTTGTGAGATTGTAGACCTAACTTAAGGAGTAACCATGTCTAAAGTAAAACTTGGTTCAACGTGGAAACCAGAGCCTATCCACAAGAGAACCTCCCAAGGTAATAAGAAGTCCTCTATCAAATACTCTAGCATGAACAAGAGTAAGAAACGATCTTATAAACCTTCACGGGGGCAAGGGTAACAAAGTATGGTGCAGCAGCAACCAAAAAGTAAGACCCGCAGAGTCAAAACTAAGCATGACGCTGATAAGATAGCCATTGAGTTAGTCCCCCGAAACGAGCGACAGGGGGAGTATCTTGCAGCCCTAAAAGGCAACAGCCAGATTGTAGTTTTTGGCCCTGCGGGGACAGGTAAGACCTACTGCGTATCAACCTTTGCGGCTAACCAGTATCACATGAAGTTTATCAACAAGATTGTGATTACCCGACCACATGTGGCTGTTGGTAAAGATATTGGTTATCTTCCGGGAACCCTAGAAGAGAAATGTGCGCCGTGGGCCTTGCCTGTAATTGATGTGCTAGAGGAGCATCTAGGTAAGGGGGTAGTGGAGACTGGCATAAAGAGCGGTAACATTGAGATCGCACCACTTGCCCTTATGAGGGGTCGCTCTTTCAACAACGCCTTTATTATCTGTGACGAAGCCCAGAACATTACCTTCCCTGAAATTAAGATGTTGGTTACCCGTGTTGGGGAAGGGTCTAAACTGGTTCTTAATGGAGACTTGCAACAATCAGACTTAAAAGATGGTGATGGGTTGACAAAGATCGTCCATCTTATTAAGAAACATATGTTGCCAGTTCCTATCGTGGAGTTCACTACAGACGACATTGTTAGGAGCAGCATGACTAAACTGTGGATCGAAACATTCGTAGCGGAGGGGATATGACAGCTAAGAAACATCAGGTTGGCGGGGGCCACTATCAAACAAAGGCCATCCAGCCAATCGACTACATCCTAGCCAATAAGATGAATTTCTGTGAAGGTAACGTTGTTAAATACATCACACGTTGGAGCGACAAAAACGGGATTGAGGATTTGCTTAAAGCACGGCACTATCTGGATTTCCTCATAGAAGACGCAGAGAAGAAGGCATAATAAAAAACCCCTGATCCAGAGGACCAAGGGCTAGTTTGTAAGAGGGGGGCTTAGGCTCCCCTTTTTATTTTTGTATTCTTAGGAGTTTTAAGATACCTCTGCCTATCTCTGCTGGACTAGGTAGTAGCCAACCAAGGACTAGGAGAATAATCAGGAACGGATCAATCTCTGTGTTGTTTGTTGTGTTAGTGCTTTGGTCGATAGTCTCAACTGGACCCTCTGGCCTAGCTACGGGCCTAACACTTTTGTCTACACTAGTGGTTACACCCTGATAGTTTTCCTTACCTATCTGAGTATTCGCCGCTACATTCGGTCCCCCGCCCGCCAGAAGGTTTAGGGGATTTGTCACGCAACTTGCCAAAGGCATCAAAACCAAAAGCAGCAGCAACATACGAGAAAATGGGCCAAGCAAGGACATTAATGACTTCCACATCTTTTGTTTCCACTATATAGACTAGCCAAACTAAACATAGTAGAGCTACTTCTCGTTTAAAGGTCTTTTCGCGCATTAGTTGGTGGACCTCGCCATAATTTCCACTGCCGCTCTGATGGCTTTTATGTTTTCATCCATGCGCCCCATAGTGACAGCTTGACCTTGAACAATCTGTTCTAGTTTATCTGTTCTTGTCTCCAACCGTACAAGTTCTGTTTTGTTTGAATCCACATCATTACGAAGTGTGGCTACAAACCAGATTAAAGCCACTGTCTGACAAGCAATGGCAAAAATCAAACTAATAGGAACGCTTCTGGACAAATGCCAATCTTGTTCGCTCATTCTTATCATTCCTTGGGTAATTCAAAGTGGGGGAGGTCATAAAACTTTCCTGTATAGGCATCTACAAGTTCTTCGGCAGTACCCTCCCACTCACGGAGGTCTTGCACTTTCCAGTTGCCACCCCAACGAACCTTAATGTCACAATCCTTGGCGGCTTGGATTACCGCATCAGCAATGGGGTAGAAGTCTTCAAATTCCCACGAAACTGGGTGCGAAACAAGATCAATAGCATTACCTGTAATGTGGCGGGACTCCATAGTCTGGGACTTACCAGACTTAAACAATTCCCTCTGTCGTTCTATACTACGGATGCCCTCAATGATAGAGAAGTCCTGCGTAGAAATACTGATTGCCCGGTTCATAACATCAACAAGATCAGGGTTTACTCCTGACAGTCTTTGTCTACTACGAAGTCCAAATTCATATGCCATAATCTCTTCCTTAATCACTGAGGCTTATTCGGCCAAATTACTTCCAAGGGAAAGCCGCTTTGCTTTGTGATGTCCCTCAGTGCCTGTCGGTAGGTGGCCCATGCGTCCTTATCTACTGGGGCGTCAGGTACTTGCGTCCAATCTGATGCCTGCAACAAGCGGTCTCGACGTTGACGCGCTTGGTTCCCCAAAAGCGCAATCCGATCTTCCTCTGTTTGCTCAATGTGACGAAACTCTTGCCCGTCATATTCATAGGACAAAAAGTTAGAAGCCAAGCCTATCGGCATTCTGCTTGCATCTACCTCAACGTAGCCCTCTGGCTGACGAGAGGCTGACACGATGGCCGTTACCTTACTCCCGTCTAATCGAATGAATGTTTTCATTTGCGCCTCGCTAGACCGTATCCCTGAGCCGTTGTTGTCGGGGATGTGATGTCCTTGATGAATGCCTGCGTCCAGATTTGACAAGACCCGTTTATACTCAGCACAGAGTCGTATGTCACGTTGTGCATGAACTGACCAAAAGCATCTGAGCCGGAATGATAGGTCGATGTTTGCGCCAGTGTGACAGCAC